CCTTTGCTTCACAGCTGGTCAAAAACGAGTCGTTGAAGAACCCGAACGACTTTGGCGACCTTTTGCGGGGCCTGCAGGTGTACGGCTACGAAACCATCAAAACGGAAGCCTTGGGGCATCTGTACGCCTACAACGGCGGATAACCCGGCCTGTCTTTGAGGGGCGGACAATTTAACCATTAACCACGGGAGAATAAATCATGCGTTCCGAATACTTTAAAAAATTCAACGGCTTGCTGCTGGTTCTTGTGCTGCTGCTGTTTGCGATGCCAGTTGCCGCAGCCACCTACGACTACACGGGCGACGGCAACTCCACTCCGGCGGAGTCGGCTTACAAGAAGTTTGTTGTACTGCACCGATACCTGGACGCTTCCGCTATCATTGCATCGAACTCGACTCTGACCACAAACGCCAAGATTACGGCCGGCGATACCATTCAGGCGATCGACGTCCCAGCGCGCTTTCTATGCTTGGGGTCCGCTTTGTATGTGGTTGCCCCAGAGGGCGCGGCTGAAACGGTTGATATCGGTATTGGCGCCGGCGATGAGCTACAGGACGGCGCAAGCAACAACGGCACGGCTGGAACGGCTGTCTTGACCCTTGTGACGGACGATTGGGGCCCCGATAACCTGACGGGTTATTTCTTTTCGGCGGCCGATACGATCGACGTTACCTATGTCAGCGATACGACCACGGCCGATCTGGTTGTCGTCGTTTGGGGGATTCTGGTCCCGGACGAAACTACGCCGTAACAGTAGTAAGTTGATAAAATCCGTGCGGGGGTTAATCCCCCCGCACTTTCAGGGAGAAACCAAATGGCAAAACCCAAATACATTTACCAGCTTGGCACCGGCCGGCGGTACGTTTATTCCGAACGGCTGGCCATGCGCAAGGATATGGTGACCTACGACCCCGCCAAGAAAGCCAAGGACATGCCCCCGGCCAAAGAAGTTCAGGCCCCGGACAGCTTCTTGAAGCGGCTCATGGGGAGCAATTCCCGGCGTCAGGTCCAGACACTGGTTAAGAATGAGCTCGGTGAGGACCTTGAAATGCAACGCCGGGTGGCTGACATGAAAAAGGCCGCCAAGGATCTCTTCAAGGCGCGCAGCATGCTCAAAAAGAAAGCGGCAAGAGATGACGGTGCGGCCCAAAAGGCTACCGATTTTGAGAACTCCACCGACAAAAAGGTCCAAGAATCAAAGGCCGCCGCCCTCCGGGCCCACATCGAGGCCGAGAAAAAGGCCAAAGCCAAGAGCAAGGCCGAGGAAGATTCCAAAGACGTCAAAACGGATGAAACAGGGAGCACTGAAAAATGACCGTCGCCGTTGCCGACATATATGCGGAGGCCGCCGAGAGTTTTTTACATGACACCGATTATGCGCGGTGGAGTGAGGACGAGCATTTAGACCACATAAACGCCGGCCAGCGGATGACGGTTTTCCTGAAACCGGACGCCAACACCGTCAATGACGTTTACCAGCTATCGGCCGGCACGAAGCAGAGCCTACCAGATGGGTCGGCATCTTTTGTAAACCCGAGCGCGGAAACGCTGGCGGCCGGCATCCAGCTTTTGGATATCATTCGCAACATGGGTACGGACGGGGCGACCCCGGGCGATGGGATCATCGTTGTTGACAAGATCGTCATGGACCTATCCAATCCAGGCTGGCACTCTGACACGGCGGCTGCCGCGGTCCAGAATTACACATTCAACGACAAGGATCCTAAACACTTCTATGTCTATCCCCCTCAGCCAGCAACCGGTATGGGATGGGTGGAAGTGGCCTTTTCGGCGCTGGTGGCGGACGTTTCAGCAACGACCGGGAATATCAACCTTGGCGATGAATACCGGGAAACACTCTTATATTATGATCTTTTCCGTTGTTACATGAAAGATTCCGCAGAATCCCAATTCGCCGCGGAGCGGGCAACCTATTTCTGGAACCTGTTCGCAACCTCGTTAGGCAGACGGGATCTTATCCAAAAGGATGTTTCCCCAAATAAGCACAGCCCTAAACCGTCGCCGTCGATTGCGACGACCCAAGAAGGTGCCCCATGGCAAATATAAGCGCTTTCAGGAAAGAAATTCAGGGCGATGTTCCCGGATGCCCGCCGTTCCTGATTGATAGGGAAGTGGTTAAAACCATCATCCGGTTTTGCAGGCAAACAAACCGCCTTCAGGAGGGCTTTTCGGTTTCTGTCCTGTCGACCGACGTGGACACAACGGACAACGATTCTGTCGAGGTTGACCTGTCCGCCGTTTCCTGCATGACCAATCGAATCCCGATCCGGATGGCTCACTTTGCGGTGGATGGAACACCCTACCCAACACAGGAATTGAAACTTTCAACCGATCTTACCTACCTGGAATCCATCGTTAACACCTCTATCCGCTACTTTTCGTTTCCTGACAGTTCGACCCTGAAATTGTTTCCGTTCACGGCCAAGGCCATGAAGTTCTTTATACGCCTGGCGGTTCAGCCTGCGCGGACAATCACAACGATTGATGACGTCATTTATGACGAACACATGGAAGCCATCGAAGAAGGAACCAAATGGCGCCTATTCAAGATGCCAGGCAAGGTCTGGTCGAACAAAGACGATGCCAGGTTTTGCAAGCGGGAGTTCCTAAAGCTCGTTGAGGAAGCCACCATCGACGTCAACCGGTCATTTTCCCAGACGGATATGATCGTTGCCGATAATTTTTTTTAGGGTGAACACATGACCATTTTATGGGAAAACAACGCCAAAACGACGATTGCCGACGTCACTGTCGCTTCAGACGCAACGACCATCAATGTCGCCACTGGTGACGGGGCCCTGTTCCCCAACCCGGGGGCCGGGGAATATTTCTACGCGACACTTATTGATACCTCTGGCAACAGGGAAATCATAAAGGTCACATCGAGGTCGACCGACGCCATGACGGTGGTACGCGGCCAGGATGGCACATCCGGGCGGGCTTTCGCCCAGGACGACAAGTTCGAACTTCGCTTGACGGCCGTTCAGCTGGAGGCCTTTCCCCAGGCAACCCTATTGGATGAGGACGATATGTCTTCGGACTCGGCCACTGGTGTCCCGACCCAACAGTCGGCTAAGGCTTACCGCGACAACCCCAAATATGGCGACGAATCCCGCTATGCCGCTTCTTCCGCTGGGACAGATACCTACGCCATAACCCTCGACCCGGTTCCCGCGGCGTATTTCACCGGTATGGTGGTCCACTTCAAGGCAGACGTTTTCAACACGGGGGCGTGCACCCTAAACGTGAACACCTTGGGAGCCAAGGCGATAAAGAAGCCCAACGGCGCCGACCTCGCTACTGGGGATATCCGGACGAACCAATTCGTTCCAGTTATTTACGACGGCACAAACTTCATGCTGATGTACGACCCTGGCGACCCTGTGGGGTCCAGTATCATCATGAACAGCGAAACGGTGCCCGCGGGCTACCTCGAAGAGGACGGATCGGCCATATCGAGAACGACCTACGCCGCTTTGTTCGCCGCGATCGGCACAAGGTACGGTGTTGGGGATGGTTCGACCACCTTCAATTTAGACGATAAGCGCGGCCGGTTCATGAGAGGCTGGGACCATGGAGCGGGAACAGACCCAGATGCGGCGGCCCGTACCGATAGCGGTGACGGCAGCACGACGGGGGATCATGTGGGTACGAAGCAGGCGGACGCCTTTAAGGCGCACACCCATGACCTTTACAAAGACGGATTTGAAGACGGCCTCGGGGGTGGGATTGTTTATGGCGCAACATACACCAACAGCGGGAGTGGATCCGACACCGGGACTATCAGCACAGGTGGAAATGAAACCCGACCAACCAACATCACAGTCATGTTCTGCGTTAAATACTAATGAAAATATCTCTTGATAAATTTTTAGGTGAACGGCCGAAACTCGACCCACAGGCCCTGGCCTATGCCGAGGCCCAGACGGCTCGCAACTGCTACCTCGGGGCGGGCGGTATAAGGGCAATCGCAAAACCGGACAAGGACACCGCCCTTTCCCTTACCTCGAACAAGTCGATATACAAGTGGATCGAGTCAGGCAATTCTCATTGGTGCGAATCCGCCAACGATCTCGACTTCGCCCTATCCCCGATAGCGGGGGAGTCTTACGATCGGGTTTATTACACAGGCGAGACGGAACCGCGCTTCCTCGCAAACGATAATGTCAGTTCGCCGTTTGATTTTACATCAGATTTTTACAAGCTCGGCGTTCCAGCCCCGGCGGCGGCGCCCACTGTCGGATCGAGCGCCGGCGGCTCTACCTATGAGGCCTACGTTTACACCTATGTAAACGATTATGGAGAAGAGGGCCCGCCATCAGCCGTCGGTAGCATAACCGATTTCAATTCTGGCAATATTACGATTGAGGATATTGAGGCCGCCCCATCCGGCCGGGCGATATCCTCCATACGCCTATACAGGACCAACTCAAGCGCTGCGGGTGTGGCAGAGTTCCAGTTTGCCCTTGAAGCAACGTGGTTTAGCGCTTCAGTCGCCTATGCTGTCGGTGATTTCGTTATATACGGGACCGATATTTACAAATGCACCACGATTCACCCGGCCGGCGCGTGGAACGCGGGGCACTTCACCGCGGGCGATGATATCGGTGATTCGGACCTCGGAGAGGTTTTACCGTCTGAGAACTGGGATCCGCCGGTTTCCGGTTTGTCCGGTTTAATAGCGATGCCTAACGGTATTTTCGCGGGGTTTTACGGCAACAAGGTTTATCTGTCAGAAACCTACCTTCCGCATGCCTGGCCCTACTCTTATTCCTTCGATTTCGACGTTGTTGGCATAGGGTTTTTCGGGACAACGATTGTTGTTATGACGGAAGGAAACCCATACCTCCTTTACGGGACGGACCCCGACTCGATGGGCAAGCACAAGTTTTCAGACTTTTATCCATGCACGGAAAAGCGCAGCATCGCCATGGGGAAAGACGGGGTGTTTTATTCGTCTTACGAGGGGCTGATCAGGATTGACCAATCCGGCATTGTGAATGTCACCGAAAACCTCATGGATAAGGTCGATTGGGACGACCTCGACGTCGATACGATTCATGGGGTTTACTATCAGGGCAAATACATCGGCTTCAATGATGGGATAGAGGGATTTATCCTCGACTTCACAAACAAGACCTATACGACCCTATCCACCTACGCACACTCGACCCACGTTGCAACAGATGGTTATCTCTACATTGTAGAGGACGACACGGCCGTCGTGGATGAGGATAGCCCACCGGCCAACATGCCGCTTTGCGTTTCTCAGTGGGAGGGGGATGATATCAACTATCTCCTATATACCTGGAAAAGCAAAGAATATATTATACCGAGGAAAAGTTTTTCTGCGGTTTTGGTTATCCTGGACGATTCTTTTTATGCTGATATCCAATCAAACGCCGACCTGGCGACACTAAACGCATCGCTATTCGCAAGCGACCTCGACGGGGAATTAGGCGGGAGTGTTGTCAACGAGTACACCATAAATGGTGATACGCTTTACGACTTAAACACCATTTCTTCAGGCAATTACGTGACGTTCACCATTTATTACGATGGCACGCTGATTTACACCAAGACCATGAATTCAGTCTATAACCTTTTCCGGATCCCCGGGGGGTCCCGGGCGCGGGCGGTTGAGTTCCAGCTTGAAGGCTACCCGCCGGTGAAGAAAATAGCCATCGCGCCATCCGTGGAAGAGCTTGAAATATGACCCTATTGCAATCCATACCAGACCCGCCACCAGGAATTTTTTTTAAGCGCCTTCGGGAAGCGGTGCTGCAGTTTTTGCAAGGCAAGGGGCAGATATTCCCGATATGGGCGCAGGAGGGCGGGGCGTTGGCGGACGACTCGTTCGAATGGAGCTTTGGAGACAGCACAGAGGTTTCCCAGCTGGTTGGCCTTACCATGGCGGTTAATTGCGAGCTTTTCGCCATGAGTCTTTGCCTCGATGCTGGAACGGCAACCGTCGAGATCGTAAAAAACGGCCAGGGCATAAAAGACTACGCCGTGACCGTCAACAATAGTACCAAGGCGTACCGGGAGTTTTCGACAACACTTCGGTTTTCCAAGGGCGATATGCTCAACTTCAAGACGTGGACGACGGACGGGACCTCCGGCCCCGGCATCGTGTGCGCCTGGATGAGGACCACATGAAGATCTATCGAGAGATTCGAATCGACATCGACACGGGGAACGTCCTTTATGAGGACGCTTACGATTATAACGGGCCGGTGGCGGGCTGTATGGGGTTTGGCTCCGAGACGGGCGATAGCGGCTTTGGCGAGGGCGATTACGGCGGCGTCGGGTCCGGCGGGATGAGCTCAGACTCCAGGAATGACTCCATCGACAGCGAGCTTGACAGCGCCCTGCGTGACGTTTTCAGCTTCCAGGACGCCCTGCGCAACGGAATGACGGACAACCAGCAGGATGCTGGTTTCTGGGACTCTGTGAAAGATTTTTGGGGCGGTATAAAAAACTATGTTGGGCTGGCGTTTTCCTTCGCTACGGGAAACGTGCCTGGCATGGTTGACTACGGACCAAAGGCGCTTGAAGACCTTACGCGCCAAGTCAGCAAGGCTTTGATCAGCGGGACAAAAACCCCGGCAATGGCCGTCGAAGAGGCCGCCAAGGACGTTGGCATCGATTTGTCAGACTCGCAAAGAGACGCCATCGCCAACTCTTTATCGGAACAACTCAACAAAAACGGCGGAGAAGGATGGAAAACGGTTAGTGCCGCCAGGGAAGCCGCCGCAAGCAGCGGAACCAATACCGGAGGTGAACAAGTGGCGACACAACAATCTGCGCAACAGGGCTTTCCCAATTACGAAAGCGCCTTGACCTACACGACGGGCGCGGCAGCGAAACGGGCGGATGAGGCCTGGCAGATTTATAAAGGCACCATCCTCCCATACGAGTTGGATTTTTACAACTACGCCCGGGACCTGCTTGGCCCTCAGTGGGCGCTATCCAAGCAATATATTGATAGCCAGATACAACAGATGCCGGGGTACACAAATGCTGCCCTTAAATTCTACGACGAAGCCGCCAATGGTGTGGATGAGGAAGAACGCGCCGACCAGGCCCAAGCAGAAGTCGAGCACTCCTTTAAGATGGCCGACGATATCGCCCGGCGGGACGCCTCACGGATGGGGCTGGACATGAATGATTCATCCGTATTGGACCGGATCCAAAGTACCAGCCTGGACAGGGCAAGGGGTGTTGCCGGCGCGAGGACGGGGGCCCGCACCCAGGCTGAGGCGGAAAACTTTGGCCGGCTTTACACGGCGGCCAACATGCGCCCTGGCGGGTCGGCGGGAATACAGTTCGGGAACGCTGGTGTTAATAACCAGGCCGCGACAAGCGCAAGTCAGTCAAACCTTGCGCAAAGCGGCATTACATCCGGATTGAATTTCCAACAGAATCAAGAGCGGCTTGCTCAAAACGCCCAGCAGATTGACCAAAACAAACCCTATCAGCCAGATTTTAGCGACCTGCTTGTCAATACGGCCCTTTCGGGACTTTCCAAAACCGATTGGTCAAAAATCTTTTAAGGGAGATACCCCATGGCACGCGGCCAATATTCGAACAAATACGATATGTTCAACGATACAATCCAGAAGGGCCTTGACTTCCGCGCCCTGGCCGGTGAACGGGACAAAACCCGGGAAGAGAACGCCAGGCGCTACGATCAGACCCGCGAGGATCGCCAGAAACAGTGGGGCGTCGAAAACGAACGGGCAGACAAAAATCTTAATATGCGCGAGAAACAGTTTAACACAGAGCAGGAAATGCGCGACGTTGCGGCGAAACTTTACAAGGCCAAAATTGGGTTTCTCAAATCAGGGGGAAACCCCGAAATCGCATCTAAACTACTTTCAGCCCCATTGGGCCCGGACGCGCAGGTCAATATTCAGGAAAACAATGGCGAATATCTCATGCAGATTGGCAACGGGCCGGCGCAGCCTTTTGCGAAAAACAAGGATGAGTATTTCGCCAAGACCATGGCTTACCTCGGGGATGAGTCCTATATGAAGGCCATCTTTGCCAAGAAGCTGAACCAGAAAATGGAAACGATCAATCCAAAGGCCTTGATCGAGAAAGACGGCCAAGTCGGTGTGCTGCAACAGCCATCCGGCGGCTGGGCGATCAGCTTTAAAGGCGTCGAAGGGATTGAAGTGCCTAAAGACTCGAAGTCGAGCAAGGCGGCCATCGATGTGGCCAAGGCCATGACC